CCGATGCCGATTAGGCCGGAGGTGCGGGCGAAGGCGTAGAAGATACAGTTATTGATCCAATCGCTATTGCCGAATGAAAATACGGAACTCGTAGGTGCCGTGTTGTTCCACATGGCACGAGGTATTGCGGCACTAGTGCTTTCCAAGAACAGTGCTTTGGTTTCACCTATATCCTTATGGTAGACACCCCAAGAATACGTATTATCACGCGGCTTTCCGATAATCATCTCTGGTGCTTGACCCATACCGTGGCCAATAGTTCCACTACTGGTCGCCCCAACATTTGAATTGATGATGGCAAAGCCGTTATGGTCGGCTACGGATACCGTCGAAGAAATCGAGCCGTCAGTGTTAGCAGAACCAGCGCCACCGGCTTTAAGCATCCACATGATGCAACTCTCTGAGGCGGTATGGTTAATACCGAGAGCATTTGTTGCATCGTTACCTAACGTCACGCCACCGGCGTCGAATGTCTTTAACGTGTCAGATTCGCTTGCTTCTGCTTGGGTAAGGTTGGAACTCAGCCGGTTCCCAGCACCGCGTAGAACATCATAAATGAGATGCCTATCGGTTTGGTCACGGTTCTTCTGCCATACGAAGTCGGGAGTTACATCATTACCCCCCGCATCTGTAAAGCCAGTGACCTGAAGTCCATCCGAACCCGTTGTCGTGTAGGTGACTGCCTTGAAGTAAGCTGACGGATCGGTGATGGCGGGGGCGGGGAGGTTTTCGGTCGAAAGCTCAAGAAACCCGGTCGGCTTCGTAAAACTCCAATCCGCTTCTTCAAGCAATGTCGAGGCCGACGACGGAGTGACAATACCGAAGGCGCAAAACAGCATTTGCGTTCCAGCCGTATAGGTCATTGTTGCGTTGGTGCCGCTGCCCGGTTCATCTGATGATCGGCGTGTGCCGGAACTGTCGAACCAATAGAGCGTTGAGGCACTGTCATCCCACCAGCCGACCCAAGCCTTTCCGTCGTCGGCGTCCAGGGCCACAATCATTTGGTCGCCAGAGGCGAAGTTGTATCCGGTTGCGGTTACCGTTCCGCCGCTTGCAACCACGACTTCGGTCGGGTCAACGCCCGAACGATCATAGATGCTGCAAGAGTCAGACCCGAAGTCTGCGCCACCGGGGAACGCATTGCCAGCTGTGCCGGGTGTGAATGAGGCAACGGTTGAGATGCCAATCCCATGCGCCATCGACCCAGCCCCAAGGTCTGGCATATCGCAAGCGATGATGTATTTACCGCTAGTGACCGAAATGGTCAGTGCGGCATTCTGCCAATAACTTGCATCGTTCGCCGCCCATGAGCGGTTGCCGTTTGACAGTGTAAGCCGCCCCGCTGTCGGTTGATAGTAAAGCGGGTTTACGACGGCTCGGTTCCCATACCCATTCGTCGCATCATTGGTCGGGCTGTCGTTGGTGGCGGTGATGGTGCCGGTCTTGGTGACACTATGTGCCGTACCGGAACGGGTCAGCGTCCCCGCCGCCATGTCGGTGCCGCCAGTAATTTGCACACCGTTGGTTCCGAGTGACAGGCTAGAGGCGTCTGCAATGCTCCAACCATTCCCGACCGCTTCGCCGTAGTCGCTGATCGAAGCCGCAACACCGTCTTGATAGGTCAGTCGGGCAATCGCCAAGTCGAGATAGCCAGAAGTCGTCCACGGCTTGCGACCGATATAATGGGCTTCGGTGTGGCCGAACATACCGTTGTCGCCGGTCGGCGCATCACTGGTGTCGAATGCTGCAACAGCCGTGCCGTTCACATAGAGCGTGACCGTGTTGCCGTTGCGAATGACGACGACTTGATACCAAGCGCTGTAGTCGCGGAACAGTGCGGTCGTTTCGTAGTGCACGACTGTTGAGCCGCCAACGATAATCTCGTAGTGGAGGTTGCCGGTGGCGTCGATGTAGAGCCGCTCGACGTTGTTGCCTGCGCCGTCGCTGGCCGTGAAGATATGTTGATCGGTGGCAAGCGAAAACAGCTTGAACACCGCTTCAACCGTCATCACCGTGCGGCTATCGCCGGTTCCTGCCGGGGTCCAATTGTGATGATTTGCCCCAGCGTCAGCGAAGTTCGCGCTGCCCTCGATGACATACCCGCCAGCACCCGGCATAAGGATTTTAAGAGGAGGAAGGTTTAGCATTATGCCACCGTTGAGTTAGGAGCCAACCACGTATTCGTGGCGATCTTCAAGAGAGACGCCCCAGCGTACTGCGCCAGGGTGAAGCTGCCAGCAGAGACCCCATTGATCGTAACGCCGGTATCACCAGAAACGGTAACCTCACCTGCGCCAATGTTGACAACATCAATACGGGTTTCATCCGCCGTGAAGGCAACCGAAGCGTTCGTTGGGATTGTGACGGCTACGGCACTTGCGTTACTTAGCGAGACAGTCTTGAGGTTATCCGTCAGTGCCAGTGTGTACGTGGTGCCTGTCTGAGCGTTACGCCCAGCGATTGCCTTGGTGGGATCAACAGCGTCATCCGCGAGTTGCGTCGTATCAACACCACCTGTGCCCACGCTGATCGTGCGCCCAGACTGCGTGATCGTGGTGCCATCAACGACAAAACGAGAGATCAGACGAGCCGACCAATCATCTGGGGTTCCATCAATGCTGATGAAGTGGACAACATCACCGACAGCCGTAAGCCCGGTGTAGTCTGCTGCTGCACCGTTGATCGTGTCAGTGCCGTCCCGCGCAATCGTGATGCTGTTGGATGCGTCAAGAACTTCAAAGCCAAGCGTCAGCCCGTCCGTTGTTCCGACAGCAGGGAGGTTGATTGTGATCGACCCGCCACTAGCGTCGAGAATGTAATACTTACGAGCATCCGTGGTTTCGATGTCCGTCGTGCCGGACGTGATGGAAACAACGTCAGCCCACCCCTGCGCCGCTGCCGCTGCTGCCGCTTCGCTTGCCGCTGCGTTAGTCTCTGAGGTTCCAGCGTTGGTTTCACTGACAGCCGCCGCTGCTGCTGATGCAGCTGCTGCTAACTCAGAGTTATACGCTGCTGCCGCTGAGTTTGACGCTGAGGATGCACTAGCAGAGGCTGACGCTGCATTTGATGCGTTAAGAGCAACAGCAGACGCCAACGTCGCTGAATCTCTAGTGTCCACGTAGTTCTTAGTGGCAGCATCCTGAGCAGAAGTGGGGTCCGCTACGTTTTCAATCTGCTGAGACGTAGCGTCATACTTGATCCCGTCAGTTCTCAAGGAGTATGTTGCATCATCAGCTGCTTCTTGCACAGCGTACAACAGCTGATCATTCTGGTCGTTGTGCAGAGCCGCCGTCTGGACAGAACCATCAACGAAAGTCGTAGTTTTAGAGGTAATCGGAGTGTTCCGAGTGATGATAACATCACCCGTGGGCGCTGGGGAGATACGGACAACTGACGGTGACGGGAGTGTGAACGAGGTGCTTACCCCGTCCACAGTCGCCGAGAGATCACTTGAATCTAGATACCCGAAGGATATCGCGTAGTCCGTGACTGACCCCGTCTGACCCGGATAGGAGACGGAAGCAAAAGCCATGTTAATTCCTTAGAAATTCTGGGAGTAGTTTTTCGTCCACAAGGTTGGGACTGAGTTTGAAGGCTCTAGCCTTAGCGATAACTTCAGCTGGGAGTACATACTGAAGTTCAGGGTTTTCCTGAATTAGCGTGTAGTAGGCAGCTTCACGGTAAGCATTAATGATACTACCCATGATCTCTGTGCGAGGCCCAGGTTTACCATTAGCTCCGTAACCACCGTCCTTATAAGCGTTAGACTGAAAGGCAGCGGATAGGGCTTCTTCAAGTGTCTTGCCGTTGTACACTACAGTACCACTGAGTTCCTTCCAGCGGTCATACGCCGAGCGAACCCCTGCGTTACCCTCTAAGACGTTCCCAGCTTTATCTGTGCGGGGAGCCTTAGCGGTGTACTTCGCTAGGTTAATCCCATCTTTTTTCTCAGAGGGGAAACTGAAGGACATCCCAGAGAACTTCTCAGCGGTGAAGATTTCCTCCAACACTGGGTTATCATTAGGATTACGTGCTGCCGTGATGAGCCAATCAGCTGCTGGGGTAGTCTCAATGCGGTTCCCTAAGCGATCCCTGACGGTATCATTAGGAACAAGATCAAGGTAACCCTCGAGACCCTTAAAGAGCGTGTCAGTGAACACTGAGCCTGTAGCGCTAGTCTTTTCTTGCTCAAACTCATTATCAAGCATCATCCCCTTCTTAGCGATATTAGGGATAAGGGTGCCTGCCTCACGTGCTAACATTCTGATTAACTCTTCGCCAACCTTGGAGTCACCCGAGGAGACATCACCAGCAAACGTGAGCCACTTATCAAACCCCTCCATCATGGGGGAGCTTGTGGTGGACCCAACGAATGACATGAACGCTGACGATAGGACGTTATCAATTTGTTGTTGGTGAGAGATATACCGATCATAGCTGTTAGCCATCATCTTGTTCTTACGCTCAACAACGGTAGCGATCATACGCAGAGGTGTAGCGAAAGGTTCCCACTGAGAGTAGTTGTACCACTCACCGTTAATCTTAATGGATTCAGCCGGGATGTTTGTCTCTTTGTAAAACTCACGATCCTCACGGTCATAAGACCCTGTGATTAACCCTTGTTCAGCTAGAGTCCACGCAGTTGTGACATAGGCCATTCCAGCCATCATCTCACCACGAGCGCGGTATTTAGCCATAGCACCGTTGTGACCCAGCAGGTCATGACGATACCTAGAGCCTATCAGGTTGAACCCAGGAGAGAGCCTCATGCCTTGCTCAAGGAGACGCATAGGTGTCCTGTAGAACGGCGTGATAATGATACGCATGGAAGGGTGCCAGTTAAGAACTGACTGCCCACTAGCGAGGAGACGTTCCATTCCATACTGAGATTTAGCATCAAAGTCCTTAGTGAAGGTGCGAATCTCAGCCAACTCACGGGCCTGTGGGTTAATACCCCATCCATCTTTATCATAAGATGCCTCGAGATATTGCCTTAGGAACGCATCACGCTCCTTACCCTTAAGACCCTTAGCGCTTGCCGCTTTGTTAGCCTCGAGAGACACAGCTGCCCCGTAGTTTAACTCTTTGAAGGCAGTATCAGTTGCCACCAAGATGCGCCCAAAGACACGCCATAGCGGGCCACCAAGTTTATTAGGGATGATGTCCGTGGCGTTGTTCTCTGCTCGAGAGCCTGAGCCTGTGACACGAGTTTCACCTGTCTTGAACGCAATACCAGCTTCACGGATAGCTCTAGTTAAATTATGAGCCATACCAGCGTACTGATTGGTTACATGAGATAGAGCGCCCTTCTCAAATGAGACAGCTTTACCTGCACCCTCAATCAGCGGGTTAATAGCAGTCATAATACCTGCGGTCGCTAGGTTGATCTCCATTGTCTTAGGGCCTGAGAGGAGACCAGCTGACGTTCTGTATTCGTTGATACCTTCAAATATCTGACGGATACCCTCAGCTTTCTCTTTGGTGTAAGCTCTCTTAGCAAGCTCTTGACCGTCAGAACCCTTGAGAATCTCATCCACGATCTCTTCAGCGTCACGGATGTTAATACCCATCTTTCTCAGACGGGTAATCTGGTCGAGCATGAAGGTCTGCTTTGTGACCTTCGCTCGTTTCTTCTCAATGGTTTTCTCTAGGGGGGCATCAGTTAAGTTAAGGTTTGCCGCCAGCTTCTCAGAGAACTTTGACGGTTTAGCTTGGCGAGACTGTAGGATAGAGCCTGACAGGGAGCCAAGCTCAGCGTCAAACTGAGTGAGTTCAAGCCACCTAGCTAGGTTGGCGTCATACTCATCAGTGAGTGCTAGGACAACCTCCATGTCTTTCTCAGCGAGTGCCTTGTCCATAGCTTGCTTGAGAGCCTTACGGTGGAGATCAACAGCATCCACAGCGATCTTAGAGGCAAAGTTAAGTGCACCTAAGTCTTTCACAGGGACGTTCTCGTTGATCATATCAACAAGGTTCTGGACGTTCTCACCAGAGTTCATCTTTTCGATGATCTGCTGGGCAAACTCTCTGGCTTTAGGGAGGAGTTCTTCTCGAGTTGAACCAAAGGACACATAAGTAGCGTCATTGTCAAACGAGTCAAAAGTCTCACGGAGGGAAGACATGAACAACGTGTCGTTCATCCCTTTGTTAGTCCCTCTGGACTCCCACATCTCAGCTGCTGCTTCATTAGCTGCTGTACGTGCATCCACGAGATACTCTGGGACACCTTCCATACTAGCGCTTCTAGCGCCAGCTGCGGCTGACTCAATGGTAGCATCGAGTTCCTCGGGGGTAACCACGAGACGCTGGTCAGCTGCTGGGGTTACTTCCTCAACAGTCTCCTCAATGACTTCTCTGGTTTTGGACAGAGTTGTCTCTTCCTCAACCTTAATCTGAGCCTCTTTGACTTTAACCTGAGCTTCTTTAAGTGCTTGTTCAGCTACCTTCTTAACCTGAGCCTTCTCAGCCTCAGAGATGGGCTTATCAAGGAAAGCCTTCTTGCCTAACTTCAACGCTGCCATCACTGCGTCAGCGACAACACCGATACCTGCACCCTCTAGTGCACGTTTGGCTCTACGCTCCCAGTCACCATCATCTTCAGAGACGAGCCACTCTTTGAAGCCTTGGGTATCAATACCGAACTCTTCGAGTGCCTCAACGACAAGAGGATCATCAGGGTCAAACGCAAAGGCATCTGAGAAGGCACCTCGTGCCATAGCGACAGCAAACTTAGAGCCCTTGAAGGCACCATTGAGTGCCTTGAGAGGGGCAGCTAGAGCGTACCCCCCGAAAAACTGAGAGGCACCCTCAACGAACTTACCCGGAGCAGTCTCAGCGGTACCAGTAAGGTCTCGCGCTGCGTCACCTGCGTTGAAGAAGTCACTGTCCAAGAAGTCAGGCTTGATATCGAAATACTCAAGGCCACCCTCAACTGCCTCCTCAAGGCTCTGTGCGGTTTCATCAAGAAACCCAGCGAGACCTCTAGGTACAGCTAGGGCTGTATCAACAGCGTAGTCACCCCAAGTGACCCTGTTAGCTTTAGCAGCACCGACACCGTAAGTGTCGTCAAACATCTGCCTGAACTTTTCATCGTCAGGGTTCTCTCGGAGGTAATCAATGTGGCGCTGAGGGGGGCCATCAACCATCTCTTGGGCGCGTACCGCTGCGTTGCTCCCTTGGAGTGACTTAGAGAGTACCCCTGGGGCTAATGTACGCAGGTTCTCGTCAGAACGGATTTCCTCAAGCTGCTCCCAAGTAGGCTTGCCTGAGTCTTCTTCTTTAGGTGTAACTTGAGGTTCCATTAACGTACCCTACTGTTGTTTATTAGCTTCAATGAGCTTGTCCAATTCGGACTTACCGCCGCCGCCGCTTGTGGGTTCACCTGAAGCTGGTTGTTGTGGTTGCTGACCGCTAACCTGCGCGGCAGAGTTGATCTTATTGTTGTACTCATCCGTGATCGTCTTGATGGCACCCTCCAACTCAGCCCTGAACTCTTTGTCCCTTATGTTAAAGGGCTGTCCTTTTTCACGGGCTTTAGTGATGTGGTCCACTAAGATGCGATCTTTGCTGCGATTCCACAGTCGAAGAGCTTTTGAACGCTCACGAGACTCTAGTGAAGGGTCATTGAGGTTCATTAGTGTAGTGGCGAGTGTTCCCTTGGGATCAAGAAAGCTCTCTTTAAGTTCTAGGTCGTAGTCCTTAACGATAGCGTGATCGAGATAGGGGAGCTTCATGTTAGTCTCTTCAATGAAGTCACCTGCCTCAGCTGCAACGCCGGGCCGCTGGAAGTACCCATTCTCAAGATGCTGGTTGTACAAAGCTCGCGCTCCGCTCACATCACCAATAGCAACCATGTCAGCTACTTCAGACTTAAACTTAGTCAGGCGATCTTGCTCAATGGTTTTATCCAGAGTGATTACGTTCTGACCTTGAGATTCAAACAGAGGCTTCAACTTCTCGAATGCCTCAGGGTCTAGAGAAATACTCTGATTAACTAACTGAGCGCCTTCAGGTGTACGTAAGAAGTTAGGGTCCTGAAGTGTCCCCTGAAGAATCTGCCTGTTAGTCTGGAAGGTGTTCTCGACCCGCTCATTGCGTTGTCTTGTGAGACGCGAATTGATTGCGCTGAGAACTTTCTGCTTATCACTTTCGATACGAGCGTTGATCTCAGCGTTACGCTCCTTACGCGGAAACGAGTTCAGGAGATCAATAGGGTCTGTATCACCTTGCCCACCCTCATTAGCTAAACGAACAGCTTCTTGAAGGTATGCGTCGTACGCAGCCTTTCGGGCTTTCTTAGGGTCCATCCCCTTAACATTCACTGCCTCTTGAATTACGTTAGATGTTTCATTCACAAGAGTAGCGTGAGGAGATTTAGAGCCTTTGAATACTCCCGTACCCGCTTTGTAAGACTCGAACAGGTTGTTCGTTTCTTTAGAGAGCAGGTCAAGCGTCTCGCGCTCGAGAGTCCCTCGCATGTTCTTCACATGGATAGAGTTTAGGTTCTGTTGGAGACCGGGGAGTGATTCCATTAAGCCAGCACGAGTGTACTGATCGTTAATCTGCATTCCCTGCATTACTTCAGAGAGGTTATCTCTGTACCACGCTTGGTATTCCTCAGGTCTCGTAGAGTTCTGAATACCAGAGGACTCATACCGCTTGGTCATCTCTTGTTGGATATCGAGTGCCTTAGAGCGCCCCTCTCCTACCCTGAAGCCTTGCATCCAGAAGGTAGACTGATCAGGAGGTATTTCACCTTTGCGGATACGAGTACCGTCTTTAAGGATACCCGTGGTTCTCGCTGCGATACCAGCTTCAATCTCTTCCTTCTTATACTGCTCCACCAATGGCTTAGCTGTTTTCAAAGCTACACCAAGGGAATTAGCTAGAGACTCTGCGCGTTTAGCGCCTGATAAATTAGGGGCTACCCTCTGGAACGTATCAAATGTACGTGCCTGAGATGCAGCCGGTGCGATTGTACGTTGAGCCATTTAACCACCCATTCCTTTCGGGTAAGATAGGCGAAGTCCGTCACCCACGCCTTTTGCACTTGGAGCGCCGCCAATCTTCAGTGATGATAAGTCGCCGCCGCCAGCTGTGTAACCCTGCGCGGCCCCCATGACAGTCCCTACGACACCCTCGAGTGCGCTAGGACCTGAAACGAATGGTGTAGCTGCGATGCGGGCGTTACCCTGATCAGTCGCTGCGTTTACACCAGCTGTGAAATCAAGACGGGTATTCTCTTGTGCATCTTTAGTCCGGTACACGTTACGTGCACCCTTCTGAGCCTCAGCGGCGATCATAGCGTCTACAGACGCACCATCGACACCAGAGGTGCCACCGATAACCTCAGCAGCTGCCATAGCTGCGCGTTTTTCTAAGGTAGCATCAAAGCCTTCTTCAACATTTACTCGAGACTCCTCTACGAACTTGCGGGTCTCTTGAGTGTGTTGGTTAATAGTGGTCTGCCGGGCGATATCGTGAGTAGCTGCGGCTGCGTCATTAGTGGCATCAGCTTCAGCTACAGCTGCTTGGTGAGACATGGCCGCACTAGCTGCGCCTAAGATCGTCATACCGATAGTAACTGGTTCACACATTTAGGTGTTTCCTCATAATAATGAACTCATAGAAATACTCTCCGTTTACACCTCGAGGTGTCTTAGAGAGGAAGATTGCCCCGCACCAGCGGAGCCACCTATGGTGAAGTTCGTTGTCTGCGAATGTGTAGTTCCACAAAGCGTCCTTTCCAGACACTTTATGTACCTCCTCAATGGCACTCCTACAGTTCCTTAAGAATGTCATTGGGTACTTTTCGATCTCTTTGGTGCCTAGCATCCAGATGGAAGCTATAGGAGCATCATTCCAGTCAGCCCCAAAGATGCCGACAGGTCTACCGCGCTCAGGCTCGAGTAGCGTTCTAACGTACAGGGAAGATGCACCTGTAGTTATCGCCTCGAGGGGCGTCTTACCCGCTGCCTCAACCTCCCTTACATCTTGGTCGCGTAAGTTTGAAGCAAGGTATGGGATATCCGAGGAGTAGACCTGCCGAAGATAGTTCATACTTAGAGTCTCCGAGTGTATGGTGTGTACATGGCTTCCCATTCCACAGCAGAGAAGTTTGAGGGGAAGGGTTTGTCGTTAGTAACCTTCACGTTGATCCTCAGGTTCTCACCGGGAATAGCCACACGGAACTCACCGTCCTCTGTGTTGACATCGCCAAGTATGTTGTTGCTTGAACCGAAAACATTACCTGTGAACTCTGATGTGTACGTAGTGCCGTTCGTGTCCGTAAACTCGACATTGAAGTACGCAGTGTTCTGATAGAGGAACGACAGGTAGCGCATCTGTAGACGCCCATCCTGAACTGTCTGCTCTCCATCACGGAGGTAAATCGGATTTAGTTCGTATTCAAACGTGTAGGGTACACCTATGTAGTAGTTCTCTGATGTGAGATCGACACCAACGAACGTCGCTGTGTTCCCTGAAGTGGATGATGGCTCAATGATGACGCCAGCATCGTAGTTAGGACTTCCAGTTCTAGTCACCAACTGGACAGTCTCAGAGCCTTGTAGTTCGTAAGGCAGTGTGATTACCGTATCAGAACCCACCAGTGCAGGTGTAGACACGGTTTCATTGGTTTTCCTATCAAGGAGAATACCAACATTATCAAACTCAGCTACAAGAGACCCTTGGAAGTTGATGATCTCAAGGTAAACACCTTCAGTCTTCTTAACGATAAGATAGAGGTCGTTATCTTGGAACTCACCACCGAAGAACTCTGTGTCCTCCGACCACTCCCAGAGTGTCCACGCGCTCTGAACTTTACCTTCGTTGCCCCAATAGTATTTGTAGATGTAGATACCGTTAGGGTCACCCGAGGTGAAGAACGCGACAGCCTCTTCGTTGGTTGAGGTCGTCATCGAAGTTACACCGCTGGGGAGTAACTTAGGGACCTGAACTGTGATGTTAGCTGCCTCACCTACACCCTCGTTGTTGGAGATGTAGTATTCTCTGACAGAAGCGTAGTTGTATGTGTCTGCGTCATCTACAAACACAACATTAGAACCTACGAGCTTTGGCTCGACTACTGTTGAGGTTTTGTACTGAGACGCGATGACCATCTGAACATCACGAGGAGATAGTATCTCAGAATCTGTCAGTTTGAATTGGGTCTTATCAGAGAACAAGAGAAGGTTCTCGTTGAATGGGACCCCGTGGTACATGTTGGAAACCCGGATGTTCGTCGAGGCGACATCAATGGGCTCACTGTCCAGCAGCTGAACTAGGGACTGCCTGTAGAAGGTCTCAAACTCACCCACTTTAGACATCACTACGTTTTCATCCGTCAGGAGAACCATACGGTTCTTGTAGACGAATAAGCTCTGTAGAGTTTGGTTTACAAACGTAGGGTCAGGGGCGCTTTCAGAGTCACCAGCTACCCGCCCAGGCCATGTGGTCTTCTGGAAGGTCCACGTTCCTGCTCCACCATCAACAAGGATGTGGGGCATTGTGGTGTCGGTAAGTTGAATGTTCTCTCCGTAGCCGAACGTCTCTACCCACACGCCGTCATTAAACACTACGTAGTAATCGTCTCCTACCTCCTCTACGTCACCTTGGACGCGCACTAGGCGTCCCTCAGCGTCGTAAGGGGGAAGATCAGAGAATTTACTTACAGTGTCCTTGAAGGCGCGGGTACCTGCATCGCCAAAGCCATCTTTAGCCCTGACAACATCTCCAGTTCCTAGACCTGTGATTGATACGGTAGAGGAGATAGCCACTGCCGTGTAACCAGCGCCACTCAGTGTGGTAGCTAGGTTAGACGCGATGGTGTCAGTGCCCTCAACGCTAGTGTTACTAGTCAGGAAGTTTGCGACCAACGAGTTGTTGATGTACACGGAGTAGTTTTTGTTGGCTACTGCCTGTTTGATGTAGATTGAGGCTGTGGTCTCAGGGTTCAACCTAGAGCCATCCTCAGCTACAGATGTAGTGGTCACTGTCTTTGTTTTGTTGAGGACGAACACCGTGTCGGCAATCGTCAGGCAACGGAAGTCTTTCTCAGGTTCAGATGCGGTCAGGTAGGATTTACCATCAGGGAAGTTAACAGTCTCCTCAGTGCCGTCTGAATTGAAAACTTTAAGATCACCATTAGTGATCGTTACGATATCTGTTCCTTTACCAATCCTGTTGAAGATATGGGTCTTCATTCCGTCTGCTGGGGGAGAGGTGTACAACTTCGCTACATAAGAGGATGGAGGACGTTTCTGTAGACCGTTCACTACACTAGGGTAGGCATTCTTAAGGTCTTTAGCGGAGTTGACTGTGCGAAGCGACGGGGCCTGCTGTGAGATACCGCCGATAAGGTTGGGGATTGAGTCTGATACTAGAGGCATCAAGACCTCCAGTGGATAAAGGAGCGTCTATCAAGAGAGCGGGCCATCGACAAGGAGTCTGTCCCGACGTTGCGCCGAGCATTGGCATTCTCGTCTTGTCTAAGGATGGCAAGTGACTTCGATTCGTCGTCTCTGTTTTGAGCAGAAATAGATTGAGTACCTAGCTTACGCTCTTGGAAGATACGCGAAGCTAGTAGTGTAATGTAACGTCGAGCGGTCTCTGGGAGTACCTCAAAGTCCAACTCATAGATAATCTCAAGCTCAACATTCGATGTGAACGTGAACGTATTCTCGAAATCAGTGGCGTTGTAAAGTCTACCGTCACGGTAGGTGTACGCTTTACCTGTATCGTTGCCAGATGAGCGAACACTCAAGGTGTTACTAGGGAGGGCGATCTCGCTGTCACCATTAGGAGACAAACGTACTCTCTCAGTATTCCAAAAGTAACCTCTGGATTGAACTTGGCGTGAAGCCTCACGGAGTACGATCTGTGCCGTGGAAGCGTCGAGACCTAAGGTTCCCGTGAGTGTGTTCACAGGGTTTTCACCTATGTTCGTCAGCATGACGTTCACAGCATTAAGCTCAGAGGTTGGATTGAGGGTTTCAGCCATAAAAGAATCTCCAAAGAAGAAAAAGAGAGGAACCCGGAGGTCCCTCTCAATTTCAAAAGTGATTAGGCAGTGCCTTCACCGCCGTACAAGCACTCAGGGCGCAGAACACCATGACCGCAAGCCCTACGGGTCACCATGAGGGTACCCTGGCGTTCGATCTGGTAGTCGCTCTCAGAGGCGAGGTCCATCAGGTGGACAGAGCCGAGAGCCTGCTTCTGCATCGCGAGGAAGCTGTAGGCCGAGGCGTCAACCGTGTAGTCGGTCGTGCCCGAACCACCCTGCGAGCCCGGAAGGGTAGCAACGCCGTGGTTCAGCGCCATGTTGTTCGTCGGGACGATTTCCATACCAGCAACACGGAAGATGTTACCGGCAGCTTTCGAGCCTTCGCCACCGAAGTCACGGTCCAAGAACGAACCGTCTTTGATGAGGTCCCAGTAAACCGTCGGCGTCACGAAGACGTAGCGGTCCATCTGCGGGATGTTAGCGCCATCAAAGTATTTGGCGGCGTTGTAGATGCCGTCGATGATCGTCGAGATCGTCGGGGTAGCACCGAGCGCTTCACGCTGGGCAGCACCCTGTTCAGTGACCGCACCGGACGTACCGGCTTCAACAGCCTTGAGCGCAATGGCGAACAGGTGCTGGTCGTAGGTCTGAGCGAGAACATCACCCATCTGGACGGTGTACTCTGCGCGAACTTCGTAGTGACGCTTGGCGTCTTCGTAGTTCGACATGAACACGTCAGAGACGAGCAGGTCATCAATCGTGATGACTTTCTCACCGTGGTTGACCGACTGACCGAGGATGACTTCACCCGGAGTGTGGTAACCTGCGTCCATCTTGCCGATGGC